TTTAGCTTTGAGACAACCACTTTTGTTTCTGGCGATCCACATCAATCAGCGTTTGCAGAGGGTCAACGAGCAGCAGTGCTTACTATCGTCAGAATGTTGGCCGAAGAACGCAGTCCCGAACAGGAAAACAAATGAACGAAGAGACAACCCTAGATACAGGATCTCAAGAAGTCGCGGATGCAGTAGTAGCTGAGTCGGTAGCGCCTGAGCCTGTAGTGGAACAAACGCAAGCTGCACCTGAGCAAACGGGTAGCTGGCTTGATGGCCTTGAAGAAGAGTACAGAAGTAACCCGCTAATTAACAAGTGGGAGTCTTTGAATGATTTTGCAAAAACGCACCTTAACGCGCAAAAGCTTATTGGCGCAGACAAGATTGCTATACCAGGTAAAGCTGCTACAGCCGAGGAATGGCAAAGCGTTTACCAACGGTTAGGTGCTCCCGAAGATCCGAACCAGTACGAGTTAGAGCAAACGGATGTTTTTGACGAAGGCTCATTCACTGCTTTTAGAAACAAGGCTTATGAAATTGGCTTGTCTAATAAGCAGGCGCAGGAGATTGCGGGCTTGTATCAGGATCAGATAAATGCTGGCCGAGAAGCTCTTAATCAACGTGCAGAAGAGGCTCGGTTTAATGGTGAGCAGGAGTTGCGCCAAGAGTTTGGGCAAAACTTTGAGAAAAAGCTTACTCAAGCACAGGCTGCGGCGCGCACGGTTATGGGTGACACTGAAATATTTGACCAAATTCAACTAGCAGACGGGCGCGTATTGGGCGATCACCCTGTTATTATTAGAACATTCTCCCGCATGGCAGAAATGCTAGGAGAAGATGGCTTGGTCGGAGAACCGACCGAGGTTGTTATGAGCTCTCAGGATGCGCAAAAGCTCATTCAAGAACACATGCAACCAAATACGCCATACACAGTTGCAGGTCATCCAGGCCATGACGCGGCAGTAGCCGAGGTCTTGCGTTTGCGTGGCTATGTATAGTGGACAACCGAAAGGCCCACGCCGACAAACCTGTGCGTCAGGTGGACTAGCTGCCCTAAGCAGCAGCAAGGCCTCTTCGGAGATAACCATGCGTAGCAAACATAAACTTAATCTGTAGGAGAGACCAATGTCTACTCAAATTACTACGGCTTTCGTCCAACAGTTCTCTGCGAACATCCAAATGCTGTCACAGCAAATGGGTTCTCTGCTGCGCAATGCGGTAGATGTGGAAAGCGTAAACGGCGAGAAAGCCTTTTTCGACCAGGTGGGATCAGCAGCTGCTATCCTGCGTACCTCCCGTCATGCGGATACACCGATTGTGGACACACCACATTCACGCCGTATGGTTACTATGTCTGACTATGAGTATGCCGATCTGATCGACGATCAGGACAAAGTGCGTTTGCTCGTTGATCCGACTTCAACGTATAGCCGTGCTGCTGCCGCAGCTATGGGTCGCGCAATGGATGATGTTATCATTGCTGCTGCTCTAGGTAACGCCTCAACAGGCAAAGACGGTTCAACCACTACAGCATTGCCAGCAGGCCAAAAGATCGCACATGGATCTGCCGGTTTGACTATTGCTAAGTTGATTGAAGCTAAAGAGATCCTTGATAGTGGCAACGTAGATCCTTCTATCCCTCGTCACATCGTTGTTTCACCTAAGCAGGTTTCTGATCTGTTGAACAACACAACTGTAACTTCTAGCGATTACAACACTGTCAAAGCCTTGGCGATGGGTGAGATCAACACGTTTGTTGGCTTCAGCTTCATCGTTTCAAACCGCTTGAGTACAGATAGCAACTCTGACCGCCAAGTGATTGCGTTTGCATCTGACGGCATCAAGTGCGCTATTGGCAAAGAGCCAGCAGCCCGTATTGATGAGCGCGCAGATAAATCCTACGCTACTCAGGTTTACTATTGTCAGTCTGTCGGTGCGACACGGATGGAGGAATCCAAAGTTGTCGAAATCGCGTGTAGCGAATAAGGAGACTGATTAATGGCTACTGTATATTCAGCACAACGTACTAACTCACGCGCAACACCAGCCGTGATGAACAAAGCTAATGAGCTTGCGGGTCGTATCCGTGTAGCTCACGGCACATACGAAGCATCTTCCCTGGCGTCTGGTGACGTTATTGAGATGTTCACACTACCAGACGGAGCGCGTTTGCTTGAGGGTTCTCTTGCGCATGACGCTCTTGGTGGATCAACTACATTGTCAGTGGGGTATGCAGCGCATACAAATTCTGCTGGCACTGCTGTTTCTGCCGCTCCGGCTGCTTACAAAGCTGCTGCTGCTTCAACATCTGCTCAGAAAGTAGACATCCTTGCAACCTTAGCTTTAGGCTCAGGTACAGAGACAGATACTAATGAAGATGGTGTTGTTATCACAGTCACGATGGGCGGTGCTGCTGGCACTGGCACTATTGAGGTGACTATCAAGTATGTGGTAGACTAATAAGAGCGGGGGCGGCTTGTCGCCCCCTCTCCCTTATGGAGATAGCAGATGACCAGCGTTGTAGACATTGCCAATTACGCACTAAATTCTTTAGGTGCTTCCAACATTACGTCCCTTGGTGAGAACAGCAAACCAGCCAGGATTGTTAATCAGCGTTATGAGGCAGTTCGGGACAGCGTGTTTCGGTCTCACCCTTGGAATTGTTTGATACGAAGAGCGGAGCTTGCGCAAGAAACAGAAGCACCTGTTTACGGCTATGCCCGTCAGTATGCGTTACCGTCTGATCCATATTGCTTGCGTGTGCTACAGTTTAGCAATGGGTCAATGACTTATCCTTTCGACAACATGCGCAGCAACAATGATACACCGCCTTTTATAATTGAAGGCCGTAAACTTTTAACAGATGAAGGCACAGCCAAGATTAAGTACGTTGCCAGGATTACAGACCCACAGCAATACGATGCTGGACTGATTGAGGTTTTGGCCTCTCGTTTGGCCTATGAAGTTTCCTATGCGATTACTGGATCAACAACTGTTCGGCAAATTGCTGCGGCTGACTTTGATCGTAAGCTAAAGGATGCTCGTTTCGAGGATGCAACAGAAGGCGCGCCAGAGCGCATTGAGGCTAGTGACTTTATTGAGGCGAGGTTCTAAATGGCTCGTTCCGCCCCAGCGATCAGCACGTTTACATCTGGCGAGATCTCTCCGCGCCTTGAGGGCCGTATTGAGATTGAAAAGTATCGCTCTGGGTTATCTGACTTAACAAACATGATTGTGCAGCCACACGGGGGTTTGACACGCAGGCCAGGCACAGAATACTTGGGTGCTGTCAAGGATAGCTCCGTCAAGACACGGCTAATCCCCTTTCAGTTCAAAACCTCTGACACTTATATATTAGAGTTTGGCAATCAATACATGCGGGTTTTCCGCAACGGATTGCAAGTTTTGACAGGATCGGCAAAAAGCATTACGGCTGCAACAAAGGCAGACCCTGTTGTTATTACGAGTAACAGCCACGGTTACAGCAACGGTGATGAAATCTACCTGGATAGCGTAGGCGGCATGACTGAGCTAAACGGCCGCAACTACATTGTTGCCAACAGCACAGCAAACACTTATTCGCTGCAAGATCTGTTTGGCAATGACATTGATTCAACCAATTACACGACCTACACTTCTGGCGGGTCTACTGACGAGATATACCAGCAAACAACGCCGTATGCTGCGGCTGACATTTTTGATCTACGCTTTGCCCAATCTGCGGATGTTATGTATTTTGCGCACCCGAGCTATGCTGTTCGCACACTTTCTCGCACAAATCATAATGCTTGGACGTTTGCCATTCCCACGATTAACGAGAACACTACGCCAGTTCTCACTAGCACTGACAACTATCCTAGCGTTGTTACCTTCTTTGAGCAGCGTTTGGTTTTTGCAGCAACGAATAACAACCCACAGACCTTGTGGTTTTCAAAAAACGCAGATTATTTAAACTTTCACACCGGGACCAGTGCTGACGATGCTCTGATCTACACTATTGCGTCAAACCAGGTGAATAGTATTCGTTATCTTTCGGCTACGCGGGTGCTGACAATAGGTACTTCGGGCGGCGAGTACGTCCTTACAACAACGAATGATGGCCCGATCAGCCCAACAACCACTCAGAGCCGCAAGTATTCTAACTACGGTTCTGCAAATATTGAGCCTGTCCAGGTTGCAGATGTTACGCTTTTCCTACAGCGCGGTAATCGCAAGGTGCGAGAGTTTAAGTATGTTGGTGAGGTCAATACTTCTGGCTACCAAGCCCCAGATATAACTGTTTTGGCAGAGCATATTACTGAAGGTGGCATTGAGGGCTTTGCTTACCAGCAAGAGCCGGAGAACATTGTTTGGTGTATTCGTGCTGATGGCACACTTTTGGGCTTAACGTATCGCCGCGAAGAGGCTGTTGTTGCATGGCATAAGCATGTGATTGGCGGCGAGTTTAATAGCGGTCAAGCGGTTGTTGAAAGCATATCTACCTTGCCTACCGACACTGGCAACGACGAGCTTTACATGATTGTTAAGCGCACGATCAACGGTCAGACAATGCGTTATGTTGAGGTCATGAAGGACTTTGACTTTGGTAGCGATACAACCTCTGCGTTCTTTGTTGACAGTGGGCTTGTCTATGCCGGTAGCGCCGTATCAGGTTTTAGCTCTCTCTATCACTTAGAGGGTGATGATGTTTCTATCCTGGCTAATGGTGCAAGCCACCCTGACAAGACTGTATCAAGCGGAGCAATTACTTTAGATTTTTCCGCAACAAGCGCGGCTATTGGGTATGGCTACACTTCAAGTATGCAGACGCTGCGATTAGAAAGCGGGTCTCAAGACGGTACATCCCAAGGCAAACCTAAAAGAATTCACGGTATTACAATGCGTTTGTTTGAAACTGTTGGCGTTGAAATCGGAAACGACTCTGGCGAAATAGACCGCGTTTTCTTCCGCGATAGCTCTATGGCTATGGATGAAGCTGTACCCTTGTTTACTGGTGATAAAGATATTGAATTCCAGGGTGGGTTTGATGACGATGATAGGATATACTTGCAACAGACACAGCCCTTGCCACTTACAATCTTAGCGTTGTACCCAAGAATGAATACGTTTGACAAATGAT